CCCAAATAGGGCCCTCCCCAGGAGCATAGCTCCTGAACTCTGCTGTCAGCAGTGTTGTCTATTCGAAAGGATGCTGAGGATGTATCTCGCTCGTAACAGATCGATTCCTTCCCATACCTATCCTATTGGTGAGCTACGTAAGTTGCGCACCAAAGATAGTGATGGTTCGGTTGTATCTGATACGAAAGTCCAACGTATGGGACTCATGCAAACACAGCAGTGTGTTGATGTGTCCCATCCCGGTTACCAGAAATATCTTGGTAAATGGAACGTTGGATCGTCATTCCTTGTAGTTCGCGGCTATTCGGATTTTTCCGAGGTCGAGGAACTAGTTGGAAAGATCAAATTGGACTCTTCCACTACTACAAAAGTGTGGAGTCCTGATCTACCGAGTACGTACGGGTCACTTCCGTGGCCCGCACCTCCGGTTGACATGGGTGCGTCTAACTTGAGAGCGTTAGGAGCCACTGCTATCTCGCGGTGTCTTCCTACCAATCCCTTGTGGGACGCCGGTACCTTTGTTGGCGAACTTAGGCAGCTGCCTAGGTTCCCTGGCCGTGCGCTAAAGCGACACGGCCTCAAGGGTACCGGGGATGAGTATCTGAATCTTGAATTCGGAATTAATCCCATCCTGCGAGACTCGAAGTCTGCTAAAGATGCTGCCCGCAATGCGGATGCGTATCTGAAGCAGCTCGAGCGTAACTCTCGTCGCTTCGTGCGGCGTAGTTACGACTTTCCTAATGAGTACCAGAGCAACTTCGTTGATCTGGGTGTGATTACTCACACTTCCAGTCCTGGTTCACCTTTTCCTGCGAGAAGGCTTACTAGGATAGAAACATCAGAGACTCAAGTCTGGTTTAGAGGTGCGTTTACGTATTTCTACGCTAGGCACCAACCTGGGTCTTTTTCTGCTACTTTGCAGAAGTTAACTGATGTTTACGGCCTCGAGATTACTCCCGAGGTCGGCTGGAATCTCTTGCCATTCAGCTGGCTAGTAGATTGGGAAACAAACGTCGGTGACGTCTTTCACAATATTACTAGGTTCGCTCAAGACGGCCTCGTTATGAAGTACGGATATATCATGCGTAAGCAGATAAACACGTACCGTTATAACTATGGCAGTTCTTCGTTTACCTACAATTATGTAGTTAAACGTCGTGAGATGGCCAGTCCTTTCGGATTTGGGATCACCCCAAGTTCCTTTTCGGGAACTCAATGGGCGATCCTTGCTGCCCTTGGGCAGCAAAAGGTTTGGAGATAATCTCCAAACTGGGTATACGGTGTGGAAACCGTGCCCGCAACACACACTAAAGATGGTGTGTGGCATCGTCGTGAGACGACGCATCCTACCTGCTAGATTGGCAGGTAGAACCAGGAATGAGTTCGTCATGTTGACCGAACCACAGAGCGTCACTACTGACGCAGCACATTCATTGCCCCGTACGGGCATGAATACTCACAGCGGAGAGTTCTCGAACCCTACTGATGGTTATGACTTTGTCATTACTCATGAGTATAGTTCAGCTCGCCAACGCCATGTTGTGTGGCTTGAACAGACGAAGATCGTAACTGATCCTCTCTTCTCGACACAAAACAAGCAGGTTGTGGCTCGCGCCACCCTGACTGTTAGTGCGCCCAATTCGGGGTTCACTACCACGCAACTTAAGGAGTTGGCCAAGGGCCTCATCGGCAACTTGACCGCTTCGAGTGATGCTAACCTCATCAAGGTTATTGGTGGGGAAAGCTGAGTGCGGCTGACTTAACCGTCAGTTTCTGTGGTTCAGCAATCAGACAGGACTCTTCCACCTCTTTAGGAGGGGAAGATGAAAAGCCTCGAATGGCTCATCTCCTGTATGATCACTGAACTCAGTGATCATGCTCAGCTCATCGTCGCCGAGGAGGTCCGGAGTAATCCGGATCATTTTCGACGGATTGTCGATGAAGCCTACCTCGGGGAAACTCCAATCTCGCTTGCGAGATACGAGCAACTCCAAAGCTGGCTTAAGGAAATCCTTAGCTGAGCAACCCAGTAGTGTGACAGCAGAGCGAGATATCGCATACATGATATCTCGATTGAGAAAAGAAGGCTATCCCTTCATTGGGGTAGCACTTCCGGCCTTCGCAAGGGACTTTGAAAGTTCCCTACGTGTTGGCCATTGTCGTGACGCGCCCTTTCTCGGCTTCCGCCGTGCTAAGGGACGGTGGCTCCCGTCATTTCTGTCGGGTTTCACCTCACGCATCTTTTCTCAAGATGGGACTGTTCTTCCGAACGCCGATCCCTTTTGCATCTATGCCGTACGTCAGATAACTCTGGCGTGGGCTAAGTGCTTATTCCCCATCGAGCAAACGATGGTGGAGCGGGGAATTACTCGGTATTTGGAAACAGAGCAGGAGTTGAAGCACTGGGACGCATCCTTTTCGGAGGATTCGTTAGAGTTTATCCACCTTCAGCAGGTGTTTGACCTCTTATTCTCAGTACCTCTTAACGCCGTTAACGATAGAATCGCTAATGGTGACGTCAACCCGCGCCATGGTCCAGGTTTTACTGCAAGTAAGGCAATTGGCAACGCCAAATGGTCTGACTTGCGCTGGACCCAGCGGCTAGCTCGCGTGTTCCCTTATCAGGAATTTATACGTGCTAGCGTCCATCACGATCTCGATTGTGATGAACCGGTTCTGCTCAGCCCCGGGGACGAAGACCCTGTCCGGGTCACTTTCGTTCCCAAGACGGTCGACAAATGTCGTACGATTGCCATGGAGCCTACATCTATGATGTATATGCAACAAGCAATTGCCGGCGCACTGTTGGAGGCTTTTGACCTTCCAACGCCATATGGTAGAGTGAGAGATTTCCTAGATATTAGGGATCAATCACTTAACCAGTCGCTAGCTAGGAGAGGTTCCCTTGATGGGTCCCTCGCAACACTCGATTTGAGTGATGCTAGTGACAGGCTGTCGAATCAGCTCGTCCGCTCTTTGTTTCGAAAGTATCCGACGCTATTATTAGCGTTGGATGCTACAAGGAGCAGAAAAGCCGACATACAAGGAAAGACTCACCGTCTGACCAAGTATGCGTCTATGGGTTCTGCCCTCTGCTTTGTGGTTGAGAGCATGGTCTTTTTGGCTATCGCCATAACGGCCAGCTCCCGCCACAGGCAGGTGCAAGGGCATTCCCATCTATCCCTCACTCCGAACTTCGTTCGGTCATTGAGGGACTCTGTCAGCGTATATGGGGACGATATTATCGTTCCCACTGACGCTGCACTCCGCGCTGTTGATCTCCTCGAAACCTTTGGTTTCAAAGTGAATACCAACAAGTCTTTCTGGACTGGAAAGTTCAGAGAGTCTTGCGGGTCGGATTGGTACAACGGAGTTGATATCTCCGTCAGCCGTTTACGGCGACCAATTCCAACAGCGGGCTGCGATAGTCGTAGTATCATCTCTCTAGTTGAATTCCGTAATGACCTCTTCCAAAAAAGAGGCTTATGGAAAACGGCGAGATACCTGGACGGTATTATCGAGTCAAAAGTTCGAAAATACCCTGCAGGGAATAGAGATACTACTGAGCTCCTTGTAGGACATACATTTCTAGACCCAACTTTGGGCCCGGATGTGTACTGGGATACAAGGCTCCACCGTTATGTCATCGAAGGCATGAAGGTGGTCGCAAAGCAACCGGTCAACGAAGTTGACGGTTGGGATGCGCTGCTCAAGTTCTTCATCGAGAGAAAGGAATTTCCTCTTTCTCGTGAAGCTTACTATCGCAGTGGCCGGCCTGCCAGTCTCCGGTTAAGGACTGGATGGAGCGTGCCAGGTTGGCACGCTGTGGGGCGCGGCCCTAC